GAAGGTTGTGTCTTGTTTGAAGGTAGATTTGGACAATCAATACACTTTGGATCTGATAAACAAAAACCTCAAATAAAAATAGTAGCAGGTCATAGAGGTACAACAGAAAATATAGATAAAGATGATTCATCTATACATTTATTAGGTGCGTTTGGTAATGCGGATACTGAGGATAAAAAAATACTAATAAAATCAAATGGTATATTTATAACTGGAACAAATAATATTAGATTAAATTCAGAGAAAGTTGAGTTAGGTAGTGGAGCAAACCAGTCTGTTGTTAGAGGTGATGATTTAAAAGCATTACTCGATCAGGTATTTGAAGTACAGATTATTATAAATGAAGCAACAATGGCTTTAAAAACTGCGGAAGCTTCCGCTAAATTAGCTGCGGCTGGTGGAACACCTACACAAGAAACTATAGATATAGGTAAAGAAATTGTAGAATTAAAGAAACAAAATGTAATGCTTGAAGATGCAATAGCTAATTCAACATATTTGAGTGATACAGTAAAAACAGCATAGGAGTTATTATGACTAAAAAAGACCTTGTAAAAATAATACGAGAAGTAGTTCGTAGAGAGGTACAAAAAGAAGTTGAAAAGATATTTATAAAAGAGGAAGCTTCACCCACTTTAAGTGAAGTCCTTCCAAAAATTACTAAACCAGTTACTTCACCTACGAAAAAAGAAGTAAAATATTCTAACAACTCAATGATTAATAATATTTTAAATGAAACTGCTGGATTGTCAAAATCACAAGGGGATGAATATCCAACTATGAGTGGTGGTTCATTTGATACAAATCGTATGAGTGAACTTATGGGATACGGTAAACCTGAAGAGGTTAAGAGAGATATGGTGGCTATCGATAGTTTAAAAAAGGCTGGAGTATCTTCAGAACAAGTACCAGAACATATAACAAACGCTTTAACAAGAGATTATAGTAGTTTAATGAAGGTTATGAATAAAAAGGATAAATAATGGCAAATGCAAAAGAAGTAGATTTAAATCCAAATACTTACGTTGGGTTATCTTTTCCATTACGGAGAGATAATCGTAATGATTTTGCTTTAACTAAAAATTCATTAGAACAATCTAAACATAATCTAAAAAATTTATTACTAACTCACGTGGGTGAACGGGTAGCACAACCTCAGTTTGGTAGTAGGTTAAGGGAATTAATTTTTGAACAAATAGATGATGATTTACCAATTGCAATTGAAACGGAAGTTAAACGTGCTGTTACAGCTTGGTTACCTTATATAAATTTAATAGAAATAAATACACTTACGGATGATGGTGACGCTAATAAAATTTTTGTAGAAGTACGATACTCTACTACACTAAATCCACAATCACAAGAATCAATAGTATTGGACGCATCATATACAGCTGATGTATATTAATCGGAGTTTTTAAATGGCACGTACAAGTACAAAAAAGAATGTAGTAAAATCAGTTAATTATCTTAACAAAGATTTTAGTGATTTTAGAGATAATTTAATTGAATTTGCTAAGATATACTTTCCAAATACATATAATGACTTTAATGAGTCGTCACCTGGTATGATGTTCATTGAGATGGCATCTTATGTTGGTGATGTTCTTTCATATTATGTCGATTCACAATTTAGAGAATCACTTCTTGCTTACGCAGAAGAAAAAAGAAATGTTTATAATATAGCACAATCATTTGGTTATAAACCAAAAGTATCTACACCAGCTTCTGTCGTATTTGATGTATTTCAAACCATACCTGCATTAAACAATGAACCAGATTATAGATATGCTCTTACTGTTAAAGCTGGTGCTCAAGTTAATGCAACTTCAACGGGTACAACATTTAGAACATTAGAAGATTGTAACTTTAAATTCTCTAGTTCGTATGACCCAAGAATCGTCACAGTATTTGAAACTAATAGTGGAGCACCAACTAAATTTTTATTAAAAAAGAAAGTAAAAGCTGAGAGTGGTGTTGTAACATCTGAATTATTTTCATTTGGTACAGCTGAAAAATACCCTCAAATAAAATTATCAAACGAAGATGTTATAGAAATTATATCGTGTACGGATAGTGATGGTAATATTTGGCATGAAGTAGACTCTTTAGCTAGAGATACTATTTTTGACGATATGGAAAACAATTCTACCAACGACCCAACATCAGTTATTAATAGAGAAACTTCTCCGTATATTTTAAAGCTAAAGAAAACTTCACGAAGATTTACTACATTTATAGATGAAAATGATAATACAGTCATTAGATTTGGAGCTGGAATATCAAACAATCCAGATGAGGAAATAATTCCTAACCCAGCTATGGTTGGTTCTAATTTACCAGGTAGTCCAAGTTATCTAACCACAGCATTTGACCCAAGTAACTTTTTAAAAACAAAAGCATTTGGTTTAGCTCCATCGAATACTACGTTAACAATTAAATATGCACACGGTGGTGGTATCGATGATAATGTTAATACCAATGAAGCTACAGAACTAGCATCTGCTATTTATGATATTCAAGATAGTTTACTATCCACAACATTGGTAAATGCCGCAAAAAACTCAGTTGCAATGAGTAATCCAAATCCCGCAACTGGCGGTGCATCTGGAGAGAGTGTTAGGGAAGTTCGTGAAAACGCATTAGCACACTTTCAAGCACAAAGTAGGGCAGTTACAAAAGAAGATTATATTGTCAGAGCATATTCTCTTCCAGCAAAATTTGGTAATATTGCAAAAGTTCATTTGGTACAAGATGACCAATTAAATAAATCTGCTCAAACAGATAATTTAGAACGAGCAGTAACACAAGATGATGTTGATAATAAAAGAACTTTAAAATCTTTTCAAGTTGGGAGGATACCAAATCCATTAGCGATGAATATGTATACACTTGGTTATAATACAAGTAAGAAACTGTCACCGTTAAATCAAACTGTAAAAGAAAACTTAAAAACTTATATATCACAATTTAGATTAGTTACTGATGCTATTAATATTAAAGACGCATATGTTATTAATATTTCTGTTAATTTTGCAATATTAACTAAAGTAGGATTTAATAAAAATGAGGTTCTTCTAAGTTGTATTTCAAAAGTTCAAAATTTCTTTGATATTGACAGATGGCAAATTGGACAACCAATTGTATTATCAGATATTTCTTATGAGTTATCATTAGTAGATGGTGTATCTTCAGTAGTTGCTCCAAAAGGTCAACCAACGGGAAATGAAACAACCGTTGTTATAGAAAACAAACATAAAATATCAGAAGGATATTCTGGTAATTTTTATGATGTCAATAGTGGTTTAATTGATGGAGTATTATACCCAGCTTTAGATCCAAGTATTTTTGAAATTAAATTTCCTGACTCCGACATTAAAGGAAAAGTTGTTGGTGATAATTTAGGTATAGTGGAGTAAGTTAATGCATTATTTTACATTCGCAGATAAAGATTCGACAATCTATCAACAGAGTAGTAGTATAAATACTGGACTTGATGAGGTATTAGAAATAAGAAAAGATGTTAGTGATAATGCTAATCAAGTTAATGTTTCAAGAATATTAATTAGATTTCCATTAACTTACATATCAGCTTCAATTATGAATGGAACAATTCCTAAACCAGGACGAAACCCAGCTTCAAGTTCATTTTTTCTAAATCTTTTTGATGCTAACCCAACCGCATTAGCTACATCTCAGAGCATATATGCATATCCAATAAGTCAAAGTTGGACTACAGGTGATGGTCGTTCTTATGATAATCCTGCAACAACTGAAGGGTCTAGTTGGAGTTTTAGAAATGGAATAACTGAGGGTTTACTTTGGGATGGAGCAGTAAGTCAATCAGGTGCAACTTGGTTTAGTGGTAGTTCTAATGCTTCAGGTGCTTATGAAGCTTCTTATTCATTTAGTTCTGCAAGAACCCAAGATGTTAGAATGGATGTAACTGATATTGTTACGTGGTGGTTACATGGTACTGGTTCTAATGAAGGGTTTATTGTTAAAAGAAATGGTATCATAAAATCAGGTTCTCAAGCAGAAGGAAATGATTCATTAACTATGAACTCTGGATCAGATGAGGGTAATTCAACTAGACTTGGTAACTTCTCATTTTTCTCAAGTGATACTCATACAAAATTTCCACCAACATTAGAAGCAGTTTGGGATGATTCTATAGGTAACCATAGTACAGGTTCGTTACAACCAATAACAGGTTCAGCTTTAGAAGATATGGTAATTTATATGAAAGGTTTAAGACCAGAGTATCACGAGAAATCAAAAATAAAGTTTAGGGTTGTTGGTAGAGAAAGATTTCCAGTTAAAACATTTTCAACTACACCTTCAAATCTAACAGTAAAATATTTACCAAGCGGTTCATCTTTTTATTCTATAGTGGATGCAGAAACAAACGATGTGGTTGTACCATTTGGCAGTGGTTCTAAACTCAGTTGTGATTCAACAGGAAATTATTTTAAACTTTGGTTGGATGGATATCAACCTGAAAGATACTATAAATTAAAATATAGAGCAGTAAGTGATGGTGGTTCTACTGATGAACTCGACCAATACTTTGATGAAGGATTCACATTTAAAGTTGTTAAAGAAGACTAGGTAAATTTATGCCATATACACAAGAAGAATTAGATAGCGGTGATGTAGAATTTTACACTAATTTTAGAAGTGAACTTAGAGGTAAGTACTTAGATAAAATTTCAAAATCTGCAAATCAAAATTTTAGAGATGAAAACAATGTTTTATATTCATTTGAGGATATTCTTACCGGTAATGGTATAGAAGATGTAAATTTAGATGATGGTGGAGCATTACACAAGGGCACTTTAACTAAAGAACAAAGATTAAAACAATCAGTAGTTTCTAACAATGAAGTACCATTATATACTCGAACATCTCTTCTTGAAAACGTAGTTGATAGATCATTTAGTGAGTTAAAAACTATTACGTTTGCAGATGAGTTACCTCCAGGTATTGAAAATGAAGATTTGTTATCATCATTGGATGCAAGTGATTCAAGAAAATATTTAGTACAAAATAATCAACGAAGGTTATTTCCAGATTTAAGTACAATACTTGCTTCAGGTCATGACTTTTCTAAATTTAAAGCTATAGCTCTATCTATAATTAAACAAATTCCTGAAGGTGAAATGGTAGATTGATATTATGAAAACTAAATTATCACAGAAAGATTTTGAATTATTGAATACAGGTCGTATAGAAGTTGATACGAGCAACCCTGAGTATTCCTATTTATTCCCAAACTTTGATGCATCAGAAAGTGGTGTCGAAAGAGATTATGTCGAAGCTCATATTTTTGATACCAGTGAAAATTTTATTGAAAATATAATTGTTGATAAAAAACTTATTACAAAAGATAACAATAATAAAATAATTATAAAAACAGGTACTCTTCTTAGAAGAGCTGGTTATGATAGGGGTCGTTATATTGTTAAGTATAATTTTTTAAGAAAATTAGCTGGTGATACCACACCTATTTTAATTGATAAGGATGGATTACAATTTAACGAACCAATTGATACCAGTGCTAATGGTACTGTAACAATTGAATCAGATGGTAGAATATTTACAAAAACAGAAGTACCCAAAGAGTTATTTTTAAAGGATAATAAATATTTCTTACACGAAATATCAGATTCAAGAAAAGAAGTTAGATTAGTAACCCAACAAATAAAAAATGATAAATACCTTAGAGACTTCTTTAATTTACAGAAGGAAACAAAGTTAATAGGTTCATTCGGAAACGAAAAAAGTCATTTAGAGTTTATTGACCCAACTAATGCTGCTAATAATTCAGATGCTAATAGCAATACTTTAAAATTTATCGCTCCAACTGCTGAACCATTCCGAAAAAATATAATAGGTGGTGCAATTGAAATACCAAATGCATTTATCACGAGATTTGAAGCTAGAAGTCAATTAGATGATAGTACTTTAGGTGGTGGTCCAGATGAAGAGTTCTATGATTCTGAAGATACATCAATATTTATTTCTAGTTTCTTATTAAATTTAGATTCTGATAAAACAGAACCCGGTACTATTTTAGCAAATAGAGATGACAACAAGTTTGCTAAAATTAAAAGTAAAATTATTCCTGGTGCTTCCCTTCAGGTATTTTCCCGAACTAGACCTACACCTTCAACTGAAATATTACGTTCTATGAGTACTGATATGGAGGGAAGAGCTACTACTTTACAGAGAATCATGCATAGTAGTTTACCAAATACTAATAATACAAATAGAGCTTTTCTTGATAGTGCATTTGGAAAATTCACTATAAAGACGGTTAAGAATAAAAAAATAACCTTGAGTAGTAATTCAACCCTTCGTGATGTAGGTAGAACTTATAGATGGACTATTGGTGGGTATGAGAGAAATAGAAAGCATGAAACTA